GCAATATCTAGTGCTGTGTTAAATGCTGGGGTAAGTGCTTGACCTAACGCTCCAGCCATGTCAATAGAGGCTGATCTTAATTGATTAATTCTATCTGCTGTTGTTAATTGTTCTTCTCCTAAATCAGCTACAAGTAACTTGGCTTGCCTCATTGTCTCATTATTAAAGGCTTGTTTCTTTTCTTGATCAGTTAATCTATTAGCTGATTTGCCTAATTCTTTGGCATACCTTTTATTAGCCTCTTCCACATCAACCATAATACCAAGATTATCCAACATAAGTTTTGACTGCCTTCCCATACCAGTAACAAGTGACTCAACACCAAATGTTGTATCTCGACCTAATGCTGCACCCAGTCTTTGAGCAACATCAAACATTTCTGCCATTTGATCATTGTTATCAAATATACCAAGAAGCATAGCATTGTTTGCTTGGGTCATTAATTCTATGCTATCAACTGTTCCGTTAGTTGCTTCCTGGAGTTTTGCTAAAGTTTCAGTTGATCCACCAATACCAGCAGTTAAATTGTCAAATCCACTCCTTACCTGTGTTAATGTGCTTGATATTGCAACAGTTTGCTTGATTCCATTTATAATGCTTTGAGCTGCAAAAAATGCCGCACCAGCCTTTAAAACACTTTTGCCTATGTTTTTTACACCACTATCAACCCCACTTAAACCCTTTTGAGTAGCACCAACGCCTTTTAATCCAAGTTTTAATATTAGATTTTTAACTGCCATTTTTTACCTTTTCATAAACACTTATATTGTTTAACTCTTGTTCTATAACACTAAAACAATCAACTAACCATATATTAACATTATCAATATTTGTTGAAAGTGGTGTGTTGAATTTTTTTACAATAAAATAATCAGTAATTGCATCCCAACACCATTGAGAAATATATTCAATAGGATTACAAAAAAAAGGCATTTGAAAATATAAACTTTTCCCGATGTCGTAACCTCTTATGTTAGACTCTTCTATCACCCTATTTATCTCCTGTAACACATCTTGATCTGTTTCATATTCTATTTTTTTCAGTAAAACTGGCGATTGAGCTATATAGGGCAATTCAAACTTGTTATTTGGTAATCCATAATTAGAAAACCAAACTGCTACCCTCAACCGCCAGAAAGGTTTCCCAAGTCTAACCCCATATAGCCACCAATAATAGAGGTAAGCACTTCATCCTCTTGAACAGCAGTAAGGTCTTTGAGTTTTTCATCTGCATTTTTTTCATTACCAAAAGCTAGTAAAGCAAATTCATCACTTAGCTCATGTAATTTTGTTAAATCTTCAGATGAAAAAACCTCTTTCACTTTCTTATAATATTTCCTTCTTTCTTTTCTTGTAATATCCTTTACTTCAAATTCACCATGAGGTGTATCCACTATCATTATTCTCTCCCTTTTTTATTTTACCAAGTTGTTACTGCACTATTTTCAAATACTTCAAGTTTAAATGCTTCGTTAGAACCACTTTGGACACATTCAAATTCAAGTGTATGAAATACTCCAGTTTCAGATAAATCCTGAGCTGGATCACCTGTGTACTGAATTTCTGCTGTAATTTCCATTTCACCAGCAGCATCATTTCCAGTTCCATTTATTAGATTAAGTGTCATAGTGTCACCATCAAGAAAGTCTTGAATCACATTAGTACCAGCACTATAGTCAAACAGATCATCATATTTTATGGTAAGTGAACCAGTTACAACATACTCAGGAAATACATAAACTTCTGCATCTCCATTTGTGTTGAAGCCAACCCTATTAACACCATTAGTTATGTTAAAACTAAATGCTTTCATAATAAATGTTTGATTAGCATTCCCTTCAACATCTAGTGTTCTTGTGTCAAAGTCCATAACATTAAAGTATGTTGTTTGAGCATCAACAAATGTGCCATCAAAGGTTTGCTCTAAAACTGTGCCTGTACTAATTGGGTTAGAAAATCCAGAAAAATAATTACCAGAAATACTAAGTAAGCCATTATTTGCACCTACATCACCTGTGATTGTCAAATCAGAACAAACCACACCAGTAACCTTTATTCCTTCACCAGCCGCTGGATAATAAGCTAAATTGCATGAATGTGGAATACCACTTGATACGCTTCCACCGATTGAAGCTGGATTACTTGTTCCATCAATCTCCATTTCATGCAAAGTGCTTCCACTTGTTCCACTTTCTTGCCCAACTAATAAAGCGTGTTGTGCTAATGTTCTAGGTGTTGCAACCATGTCAAAAGGCATTGTTACAGTTCCACCTCTTGTGTTTGTTATTGTGTCTGCTGCATTTTTCACAAGACCTCGACCACTTAATAACCTTGACTCTCTTAATATATTAAAAGTTGGTTTTTGTGCTTGTAATACAGGTTGTGTAAGATATGCAGTTCCATCATTACCATCTGAATCTAAACCTACCCCAAAAGATGTTTCAGCCTTTAAGCCATACTTAACATTACTTACAGGAAGGACTCTAGTATCAGCCATAATTAAGCCTCCTTATTTTGTTTTTTTGTTTTTGCCTTTTCAACAAATCCCATGCTAAGTAATTCGTTTGCGGCATCTTCAGGTACTTCAACAACTTCACCTTTTTTAAGTTTTTTAAGTGAAGCCTTTTCACAAAGCAATCCATTAGAATTTGCTCTGTAAATCTTATTTAATCTTGCTTTTATTTTCATTATATAACCTCGATATTTTGACAGGTAAAATTTGCTATTCCATTAAGCAAGGTTTCATCATCTTCATTTTGCTCATAATTAATACTAGAAACTTGTGCATCAAACCACTCTGATCCATTGCTTAAAATTTTATTATTAAATACTAATCTTTTGAATCTTTCCATTACGTTACTTACTTGCTTAATGTTGTTTTTAGTATATTGACCACCAATCTTTAGCTGATAATTTACTTCAACTGCATACTCTCTTTGAACGCCTGTGCTTAAATTAGTTACAAAATCATCACTTAATCCTGTTAGCAAAAATGATTGCACACCTTTATGCTCATCATAATGTACAGCTATATTAAACTCATCATTGATTAGCTTCGCAAGATTTTCAATTATCTCATCAAAAATTATATTTGTAAAGGTGATTGCCATTAGTACCTAGAAGTGCTTACTGTTTTAATAGCAGATAATCTTTGATCAATATGCCCAGATACCTCTAGCTCAAATTCATCTGAGGTTGTGTATAAGCCCGGTGAAAATCTTACATACATATTATGACCAACTAACTGCCAATAACCATCAATGATTTCATCACTTGCCATTTGTTCAAGTTTTAAACCATTTTCATTACCTACAAAAGAACTAAATTTGACAGTAGTGTTTTCTACTCCGGCTGTAAATAATCCACCATTTGTAATAATAATTTTTATAACATCCCAAGAATATGATGATTTACCTTTTATGTCCACTATGCCACCAGTTGTATTTGCATTGATAGATACTGGTCTTAAAATACCTCTGTACTTGCTTTCATCTTCACTTTGATAAAGCGTGATTTCACCTTTTCTTAATCTATCTAAAAACCCTGTTTCCTCATCATTCATTGCTTGAGATTTTATCTGTTCTGCTCTTTCAAAGTCATAAGGTCTTACAAGGCTCTCAACTGCCATGATTGCTGTGCTTCTTACAATAATCTCAGGAAAGTCTGAACCAGTAGCATCTGCTGTTCCTACCCCTTTATTGGGGTATATCGGGAAAGGTAAATAACTTCTTACAAAGTCAGATGCTCTATTTACTGCCTCTGTTTTTAATGTTGCCCAATCTTGCGATGCTTCAAATACACTAGAATTAAGTGCAGATACAGATGATGATGCTAAGAAAAACTGCACAGAATCTGTACTAGCAGAATAATTATATTCATTGTCTGCATTAGGGGTGTCTGTTACAGAAGTCATTTCAACCCCATCTTTATAAAGTTGGTCAATAAAACCTGTATTATTTAGCTGATACAGGTTAGATGTGTTTGTTGTGGTAAAGTTTCCAGGAAGCGACCTTTTACCATCATATTCTGCTATATTTGGTTCAATAAACGCTAAATCTGTTGTAATGTTACAAAATGCTGGTTGGTATGTACTCATGCTTTTGCCTTTGGTATATAATGAGGTTCATAGTCTATTATTTGAAGCTCTAAATTCCTTACACTCTCAATTAGTTTAATTAGCATTTCTTTTTCGTCAATGCTAGTGTTATCAAGAATAATATTTGTTATATCTATCATATCAGCTATTTCTTTGCATTGCATAATAATATCAAATGCATTAACCCCTGAATCCTTTGTTGTTATTTCGTTGATCTTTTCCATGTTAAATATTCTGCTGCCTCATACGGGTTAAATATTGTTGTTATCAATCTATTATCATCATCATCATATTTAGGATCAATTATTGTAACTGGTGCATTAAAAATGTTCTTATCATCTAATCCTAACTTGTCAGCATAATTATCCATAATTTTAAAACTTGCTACTTGCAAGGCATGAGAAATTAACCCAGAAGCTGGGTCTTTTAAAACTTGGTAACCTGAAACATGAGTGTGTCCACAAGTAAGCACATGGTCTTTCCATCCCATTTGTGCAGCTTTTGCAACTCCATGTGCCGAGTTCCACATACTATGACCCTTAAAAGTATGCCTTGCATTTATTCGTATTTCTTTATTATTTGGAAACCTAAGATTTAATCTAGCACCCCATTTCTCATATACGCCCTTGTGATCCCTCATTATAAAATCTAAGGGGTCACCATCACCTGACCAGACATCATGATTTCCAGCTATCAAATAAAGCCAATTAACACTATTTACAAAATGCTCTGTAAGCCTCCAGCTTTCTTTTGCAGTTACTGACTGTTGTCCATGTAAAAAAGATAATCTACCTATCCAATTATTTTGCACATCTCCTAAGTTCCCAGCAAACAATCCATCTGTCTTATTTATTAAATTACACAATTTGTAAATATCAGCTATATCTGTACCATCATCATCAATATGTGGATCACCAAAATGTAAAATACCAATAGCACCTTTTGTTTTAATATCTATGTTTATTAATCTTCTTGATTCTTTTCCTTTTATTTTAACAGCATATTTCTTTTTTCTGTGTTCAATTAACTCTTCAATCGGTATATAATCTGGATCAATATCTTGCTTTTCAAAATCTACCTTTTCTAAAATTGTTGGTCTTACAGTCCTCTTCCCACAAGCTCTGCACATCCATTGAGGTTTTTTACTTTTTGCCCTATATATATAACCAAACTTTCGTATGCTTCTGCTTCCACAATGGGGGCATCCTATAATATTACCATCAATGTCCTGTACTAAATTATCGCTCATATTTGGTAACTAGCTCTTTAAAGTGCTTAGTTGTTCCGGCTCCTTTGTGAGTATTATAGTATGCCTTCCAATATACAGCTTGATCGTCTAATGACTTTGGCATTGGCTTGGGTACTCTCCAATAATGCAAACGACAGCAAACGATTCCAGCTTTTATGTTGGTAGTTAATATATCTTGCCATTCAGACTCTTCAGGGTTGATAAAATAATCTTTATCAAGGTGGCAAACCTCTGCACATCTCTTAAGTAGGTTGGTTCTAAATTTTAGATAATCCTCACATAATGAAACTGCTGTAAATGGTTCACATTGCCAAAAGCCTCTGGCTATATTGTTGCCACCTTTTTGCATAATATATTTATACTTTGACTCAACTATCCCTGTTCTGTAGACCATCATCATAGCATCATGGCTATAATATTTTCTACCCATTTCCTCAAGAGTGCCTTTTATGATAGTTAAAATCTGCAATGAGTTAATCATTATTTTTTTAATACAGCTTTAAACAACTTAGGTATTAACACAACAAAAAAACTTTGAACTTTATCAATTATACTTTCAAATAATTTTTGCTCTTGTTTTTCATTCATTACTGGCAAATTTAGTTTACGATTTAGCCAAGTTGCCAAGTCTTTTTTTACATCATCTGAATCTAATTTTTCTAACATCATTTCTTCAACAGTAGCCATAACTAAAGGCAAGTTATCTTCAATGGTTTCTTCAGATGTTTCAATTACCATCTTTTTTAATTCATCTAAGTTCATCATTTATTTTTCCTTATTTTATATTGGTTATTAAAAAAATTATTATTGCTAACCCACCTAGTGTGAAGTTTCTCCAATTCTCTAGCTTTCTGGTTCTACCATTGGACATTTTTAATTGTTCTTTTATATCTGGAAGTTCTCGCTCTAAAATTGTTTCTATTCTTGCAAGTCTTTCTTTGACATGGCTTCTGTAATCATCTATGCTTTCATAATCCATATTATTTGCCTCTTGTCTTGCTTGGTGACCATTTAACCTTATTTGCCCACCATGCTGCTGAACTTTTACCCTTTGCTATGTTTTTTCTGTGGCGAGATTTAAAAGCCCTTCTTTGAGCAACTGTCTGATTTGTTTTTACCCCTTGCTGACCAAATCTAATTAATTTGGTTACTGTTCTACTTCCTTGCTTATATCTTGCTAAAACTACATGAGATTTAGATTTATGTCTAGGTGTCCTCTTAGGCTTGTTATATCCAGATAAACCAAATCTTTTTAATCTAGGGTCTTTAGACATTAGTGCTTACCACCACCGTTAATTCGACCTTGTAAAAAAGACACCTTATCACTTAAATCATCTATTTCTTTCATTAAACTTTCATGTCTGCGATTTCGTTCATCGCTTTGTTGTTCAGATTCTCTTTGGATTCTATCAACCAGCTTTAAAACTATTGACTGTGTATTAGATAACACTTCTGCCATGCCTGAAGCATTTTCTCTTATAGCTTCTAATTCTCCATCTTGGTGTTTTTGACTTTTAATTAAATTTGTAATCATGAATCCAAAAAGCAATGAAATACATCCTGTGGCTCCCAAAGTACCCCAACTTTCAAGTAATAAAACTGGATCCATTATTGTATCCTTACCTCTTCCCATTGATTATGCAATATGCAGTAGTTATCTCCATGATATAACTTTCCAGCATACCAATGCATTGTGGAATCTTTTGCTATTATTTCTATAAATACAGTATTCGTATCCATTGGTGTTAATTCATAACTACCTACAATCCACCCATTTGAACAATTAAGGGTTAAAAGTGTACTCAATAGAAATATCGTAGCTTGTACTAATTTCATAATCTACTTCATATTCAATAATCATCTTAAAACTACCTTATGGTCTTTTATTTTATGTTTAACTATGTCGATACGCCCATGATCATCAGAGTCGTTTAAACTTTCACACTCTTTCACATATGCTTCTTCAATGGTTTTAAATGAATCACTTTTTTTAATTATAGTATCACCATTTCTTAAAAAGTAGTTTTTACTACTTGGATATGTTAATGTAATAAAAGTTCCGTTAGCCAACTTCACTTTTTTCCTAATTCCCTTCTTTTTATTTAAATGAATTACTACATCATGATCATAGGCACATCTAATTATCATGAATCGTTCTCATCTCCGGGATCATGTGGTGAGTGATCTTTTGGCTTGGATAAAGAATCTTTCAACATCTTTATAAATGCATCACGCCCTACCCTTAATTGATCTGAAACAAAGCTGTTTGATGCTTGTTTATTTTGTATGTCTTGTATATGATTCACCATCATCTTTTGCTCATCAGTTAATTCCTCAATGATATACTCTTTACCATCAAGATTAATAACTGGCTTTTCTTTTTCTTTTTTAGCCATTATTGACTCCTTATGTTAGTTGTTATTTACTTTCTAATTCTTCTACCCTTGCAGATAACTCCTGTATAGCTTTAACAAGCATAGGAACTAAAGCTCCATCAGACACAGCCTGTGTTCCATCTTCCCATTCTTTCCACATTGAAAAACCTTCTTTTAAATCACTATGTTTATCAATAGCAGATTTTACTTCTTGAGCTATAAAACCATGCATTGTTTTGCCATAGCTTCCCTCTGCACCTAAAACTG